CACTACCTCACCTTCTTCACTCCTTATTAACTCCAATACTTCCTCATAACTCTTGCTAACATCAAACTCACTCAAATGGTGGCTTAATGCAAATGTCTCGTATGCGTTCATTTCTATTTCCTCTTTAAGTATGTTCGCATGCACAATAACACCCGATAACGTGTACTGTCAATAACTATTTTCATTCTCTTTATTATTTCATACTCCTTATTATATATAGACGATATCGATCGCTTGCTAGACATTTAGAACGAAAAAGCCTGAAAAATGCGCTGATTTCAAACAATTTCATGGGGGGTATTTCCGGGGGACGGGGGTCACTTTTTGAGTCCGGTGGTCGAGAACTCTCTCAGTCGAGCCACCAGTCTTCGCCTAAAGCATCGCGGAGATTTAAAAAGAAAAAGCGGTCTTGCAAAGGCGTAAGGTAGGCTTTGTAGGTTAATGGTAGGTTAAAATTAATTAGAGGGAGATTGAGGGTGAGGTATAAATTTAGAGGTTAGTGCCATAAGAGGAAGGAGCTTGCGGGACGTCATAAAGGCGCTTGTACTGCACCCCCAAATACCTTAATCTTGTGAACATGTTTAATCCTAAGTTTAATGAATTATATAAGCAGAAACTAAGAGATGGCGGCTTTGATCCTAATTTAAAGCCTAAATTAGTATTGATGTGGTATGAAGATTATATAGAGGAAGTAGAAACAGATGAGCCTGACACCTGCATACGATGAAATAGAAGCCCGAAAGAAACGTGATTTAATTGAGAAGTGCGGAAAGAACATGGGACCGCATGATTATATTCCTATCGAGTGGCTTAAGAGTGCGACGAGCGAGAGAGTGACAAGGATGCTATGTCGGATATGTTTTAGCCATATCGCAATGCCTGTTCTTCTCGAGAATTACCCTGAAATAAAAGCATGATATTTTATAATTGCAGAATCTTTGTCTGCTGCACCTAAGGCGGTGTTGTAGTAGTGTTTATAATAATACCAAAGATCATCTGTGCTATAGGGATAAGGTAAAGGTTCAGGGACTCTAGCGTAATGGATCCTAGCCATGGCAGTTGCGAACCTTATGTCATAGATCAATCTATCTTCAGAAGGCATACGAGTGCAATCAAAGTTTGAGAGTAGGGTAAGCAATAGGCTTGATTTGTTTTTGATATAGTTTTGCCAAATGTCGTTATAGGTAGCAGGTTCCATTTGATAGATACCGAGAGCCGGACCTTTGACTTGCTTTATATAGGTTCCACCTTGAGATTCAACAGCGCAGGTAAAGAGCAGTAATTGCACAGCATCTTCCGAATAAAGTACCAGATCCATGAGAGCTGGTTTAATAATATACTCTTTTAGTTGCTCAGCATTGAACATTTAAAATTCCTAAAGTATGGTATAATATTAGCACAATAATATAGGAAAATCCGTCATATGCAATCATACGATCCAAAAGAAATTTATGAAAAATTACGCCATGGTCAAATCAAATATAATGAAGAAATACATTGTCCATTGATCTTAAAGATCATGTTAAACGAGGGAAGATATAGCGCATTCTGTAAACATGAATATATTTGTGAATCTAAATTTTATGAATGGGTGAATGAACATCCTTTATTTGCTCAGTGTTACGCATTAGGTAAAATTTTCTCTAGAGAGGCATGGGAAGTAGAGGGTGATATCTTGCGTCATGAAGTGAATCCCCCAGGTGTCATAAGTCATAAGTTTGAGCATTGGAAAATGATTGGCTGGTCGCGATTTGGTATTAGTAAGAACTCACGTATTAAACTCAAATTAAAACCAAATGATTCTCCTGACAAACATTATTCCCAGTTGCTTGCCCAGGCAGCTGAAGGTGACTTTACGGCAGCTGAGTTAAAACAATTGATGGAAGCCATTAACGTTGGATTAAATACTCATCAAACATTCCAGTTACAAAAAGAAATAGATCAGTTAAAATTTGACTTAGGTACAATGCAAGAGAACAGCAATGGCAACAATACTTTCGCAGATAAAAGATCTTAGAAAGAAAATTAAGATCCCGTGGCGTATAGTATATGTAGATCGTGAAGTTCCACGGAATGAATGGGCAGAGAAAACTATCTATGTTCACATATGGATTTAGGAGAGGACTATGAGTTTTATTGGCGGAATCTGGAGCGGCATCAAGGATACGTTTAAGCATTTAACGGGCCAACCAACGGACGCAGAACGTCGCGCGATGAACCAACAAATGAAAGATTATAAAAACCAAACTGAATTGACGAGACAAGAGCTTGCTCGCGTCAAAGACCAACAAATCGCAGAGAAGAGACGAATTGAAGAAAAACAAATTCGAGCACTGAGACGTAACTATAGTTCTCAAGGTTTTCTAGGCGGCAGTCAATCAAGCCAATCGGACATGTCACCTAAATTAGGCGGTTAAGAATGGATACGACGCAAGGGATGCCGCCTGTTCCAATGCCGGGCGGTAGCATGCTTGAGATATTGAGGAAGCGCTACAATGCAGCGAAATACGTTGCTGACTTATGGATTCCGATCATGCAGGCAGCATTTTTCTATGCAGTGCCATTTAGGAATCGATACTATCTTCCAGGAAAAGAATTTCAAGGTACCATACAAAATACTAGGGTATACGATACGACTGCTGTTGAAGCCGTCACCGTATTTGTTTCAAAACTTCACGATACAATGACACCCCCGCAGGTCCAATGGGGATATCTTGAAGTTGATGATGCAATGGTCGATAACCCAAGTGATGAAAATAACTTACAGGTATTGCAAGATGCACAGTTGGTCCTTGATGCTTATATGCGTCGTCTCTTTACTTTTATCCACGCTTCTAATTTCGATGTGGTGATTAATGAATGTTTCTACGATCTCTCTATTGGAACCAGTGCTTTGGTTATTAACCAGCATACTGACGATCAGCCTTTTCTGTGTACTAGTATCCCAATGGATAAGCTTGCTATCGAAGAAGCCGTCAACGGAAATATAGAGTCTTGGTTTAGAACGTGGCAAAACCTTAAGATAATGGAATTGCATACTCGCTGGCCTGGCATCATCCTGACCGATAATCTTTTACAAATGATTGCAGCCGATGCAGATGCAGTAGTTAGAAATGTGTATGAGGGTGTTGCCTACTTTGTAAATCAACCTAAACCCTATTGCTATGCAGTCTGGGCTGATAATGATTTACTGTTTGTGCAATGGCTAGAATCGAATCCAGGTATTGTCTGGCGATTTAAAAAGACCAATAACGAAACGTGGGGCCGTGGCCCGGTGATGGAAGCTTTACCTACCATTATAAGTTTAAACGAAATGGCCAGGGTAGAATTAGCGTCAGCGAACTTAAATACATTCCGTCCTTACATGGGGTTCAGTGATGCTGTATTTAATCCTCATACTTTTCGCCTTGAGCCTTTTACAATTATTCCCATTGCTCCTATTGGTTCTAATGGTCAGGTACCTCTTATCCCATTACCTAACAGTGCAGATCCGAATTTTGCCCAAATGACAATGGCTGATTTGCGTATGCAGATTAAGGCGTTATTGTTTGCAGAACAACCCCAAGACTCAAGGAGCGTTCAACCGCAAACCACTTATGAGCTATCGATTAAACAACAAAGCTTGGCTGAAAAGATCGGACCTTTATTCTCTCGTATGCAACAGGAATTTTTATGGCCTGTCATTAAACGATTTGCTTACATCTTACATACCATGGGAAAACTTCCATACCCAAATGTCGGAGGAGTGCCTATTGTATTCAAGTACAAATCACCCCTGGCTAAAGCAAAAGGACGTGCAGACGTTGAATCGTTTACTCAATGGGTCCAGTTGATGCAAGGCGTGATGGGACCGGATGCAACACAGATTTACATTAATCCTAAAACGACCCCATATATGTTAGCTGAAATGATGCAGATCGATGAACGCTTCTTGAATAAACCGGAAGACGTACAGCGTATTATGCAACAAGTCCAAGACCAACACAGTCAACAACAGATGATGGCGCAATCGCAAGGTATGGCTCCTCAGCAGCCAGAAAATCCTGTACAATCGCCGATCGCACCTCCAGCATAAAAAAAGGAAATTGAATGGAAAACAATCCATTATTACAACCTGAAGATTATTTCCAAGGTTATCAAAAAAGCATTGAAGATTTGAAACACAGTCCACAAATACTCGAGTTTGATAAACTCACTTATGAATTATTTGAACATCAAGAAGTTGGCCGTAAATGGTTAGAATTGGCGATTGAAAGGTATATATTGGCGCCTGCTGGTACGCCAGGTTCCCCAACTTTTGCTAATGAAGTGATGTGGGGTGAAGGTGTCAGATATCCTTTCTTATTGATACGTGCCGCGATAAAAGCGCATAAACAAAGAATCCATGCAGAAGGACATAAGTAATGGCTGATGAAAATAATAATCAAGCAGCGCCTCCAGCGCCTGCGTGGTACATAGATGAAGGCTTGCCCGGTGTTGGCGATAGACCAGCTTGGCTGAATGATAAATTCAAGACAGCAGCCGATCTTGCTAAAAGTCACCATGAATTAGAAAAGAGGTTAGGAACGGTCCCTGATGATTATGACTTTAGTAAATCAAAGTACATTGATCCGGATTACGTGCCATTCCAAGAGCTAAAGCAATTTGCCAAAGATAAAAGAGTTCCGCAGGAAGTCATCGACAAGATGTTGGAAAGCTTCGATAAATATACCGATGAATTCACAACAGACTATAGTGCAGAAATCGCAAAGTTTGGAGATAATGCCAAAGAGCGCTTAGAAACTTTGAATAATTGGGCAAAGGCAAATCTCTCAGAAGATGCATTCGAGGCGCTCACTTCCAATTTGCGAACCGCAGAATCTGTAAAAGCATTAGAACAATTAAGGAGTAAAATGATGTCGAACACAGCACAGGTCCCGAATGGTAACGATGGGGCGATCCATAACACCGCATCATTAGATGATATAAAATTAGAGTTATCAAACAATTTGGAAAAATATAAGACAGACCCAGTGTATAGAAAGAACTTACAAGGCCGTCTTGAAGTCGCTGCAAAAAATGCTCCTGGCTATATTGACAAAATTGGCGCTTAATCTGGTATAATAATATTCAGTACCAATTGATAATTGGACAACTTTAGAGCGATGACCTCTTAATAAGAGACAATCAATTGTGCTTAAAGCCCAAAATACAATGGTGAAATTCCTATTTCATTAATTAATTTTGAGGTTTTAAACTATGTCTACTTCATTGACAGCGGTCCAACAGATCGAGTTTGACGCGCTAGTAAAAGCACAATACCAATCCCTTGGTTTCTTATTACGTGACACGGTACGCGTACGTAGAGATGTCATCGGTGCGACGGTTTCTTTCCGTAAGGTAAATCAAATCCAAGCGGTTCCAACTGGCTATTTACAACCGGTTGTTATCCAAGATCCAGGCTACAGTCAATATTCCGCTATTCTGCAAAAGTATACTGCTCCAACTGCGGTTGATAGCGTTCAAGAATTGACTGTTAACTTCGATGCCAAAATGGAAAACGCAATGTTAGTTGCGAATGCATTAGGCCGTCGATCAGATCAAATCATCATCAATTCTTTAGCTGCAACCCCAGGGCAAACGATTGTCGATGGTGGCACGAACATGACTTATGTGAAATACACACAAGCCATTCAGTTCTTCGACAACAATGCGGTTCCATTGCCAGAACGTTTTGCTGCAATGTCTGCAAGCAATTTCCAAAGCTTGTTACAAGCTGATCAATTCGTTTCCACTTTCTATACTCAAAACCGAGTATTAGATAAAGGGTTTGTTCGTGACTATCTGGGCGTTAATATGATCATCATCCCAGAAATGAACGAAGGTGGTTTACCATTCGCTAGTGCAAACATTCGCGAAACCTTCTTCTGGCACAAGCAATCAACGGGTATGGGTATTGGCCACGATTTCAGAACAGAAATTAACTATCTGCCACGCGAAACTTCATGGTTAGTGAATGGCATTTTCTCAGCTGGTGCTATCACAATTGATAACTTAGGTATTATCCAAATCAATTGCGATGAACTGGTTTAATTTATTAACTAAATGGAGATTTAACACATGGCTTTTACATTAGCGAATTGGGCTTGCGTATCTGAGTCCATGAACCAAGGTCAAGAAACGGTGACACCTTTCGGAGGCTCACCAACCGTATTAAACGCACCAAACGTTTTTTGGTATGGTAGTCCAAATGACACAGCGGCAACAATTGCTGCTGCTAACTATTTCCTCCCACAATACGCTTCACTCTGTGTTGGTGATTGGATTTTAGGTAATGGTACAGATTCAAGTTTTGCATTGGTTGTAACTGCTTCCTCTTCAACTTCGGTCACCGTAGTAAGTGCCGGATTAACTGGAACGGTGAATACAGCTAACATTGCAAACAATGCTGTGACTTATGCGAAATTCCAACAAGTTGCGGCTAATAGCTTAGTTGGTAACCCAACAGGAAGTTTAGCTAATGCTCAAGGCATCACATTGGGTAATGGCTTAACTTTTGTAGGTACAGCACTCGAATTAAATCCAAGTTTTAGCAATCAAGTTACGGTTGCAATGACTGCGACACAATGGAATGGCATGTATGCAACTCCAGTACAATTGGTTGCAGCTCCAGGTGCAGGATTAATGGTTATTGTAGACAGTGTATATCTCAATTTAATATACGGAAGTGCTGCATTTGTTGGTGGCGGTTCAGTTGGCTTGCAATACGGCAATACTGCGCATTTAGCAGGTGAAGCCGCATCCGCGACTGAAGCTGCATCCGACTTTACCAGTGCTGTTGCCAATACGATGTACCGTATCGGCGGTGGATTATCCACAGGTGCTGGAACGGCTGCTGCAATTAACACTGCTGTTTACATCAGTAACATATCGGCTGCATTTACAGTAGGTACAGGTAGTTCCTTTAACGTTATCGTTAACTACCGCGTCGTGTCTGCTAGTTAATGTAAAAGGAGCGTGACCTAATGGCTTACAGCAAAACGAGTATTATATCGTTAGCAGTACAGTTGCTAGGTCACGCTCCGATACAAACTCTCGACAATGCAGATGATTTGGTGATATCGGCTGAACAAGCCTACGATATACTTTTGCCGAGTATTTTAGGAACAGGTAACTGGCGCTTTTCTATTACGATAAGCCAACTTGTTTTATCGACAGAAGTGCCACCCCTACAAACCAATTGGCAGAATATCTATTTATTGCCAGCAGGCTATCTTAAAAATATACGTATCATTCCACAAAATTATAACTATGAGATTTATTCAAATAGTCAAATTTGGTGTAATTGGGGAACATTATCGCCAGTCTTTATGGAATACGCATATGTTCCTGCCACAGCCACGTTTCCAGCCACATTTATTAACTATTTCATTTATGAGATAGCGTGCTTTTCTGCATTAGCACAAGCTCAAAAACCAGATTACTATAATGCGCTGCTTGCTCAAAAGAACATACAATGGGCAATTGCCGCTGCTGCTGATTCACAAAATAGACCGCAGTTCGTACAATGGGAAATCCCAATGTTAACGAAACGCAATATTACTGGCGTTATTGGTCCGCAAATAGGTTAAGCGAGTATGGCATGGCATATGAATTATGGTCGCAAGATGTGTTCTCGAAGGGAGAACTTTCGCCCTATATGTACGGCCGAGCCACGGTCAATCAATATTTAGAAGGTTTAAAAACCGCACAGAATGTTTTGACCTATCCCACAGGTGCCGCAGGAAAACGATTTGGTACTTTATATCAAGCCACATTGAGTGGGTTGACCTCATTTAGTCAATTGTATTTTGAAACGTTTCAGTACTTGAATGAAACAGTTTATCAGCTTGTTTTTACGCCTTTGAATGTTGCTATTTATCTGGAAGGCATTCTACAAGCAAATGTGACAACCGTGTTCGTTGACTATCAAGTTTATAACATGTCTACGACGGTCTTAGGGGCGATATTTCGTGTGGCTACACTCTTAGTCGCCCCATATGATTTAACACGCTCTCCTAACTCTCCAATTGCGATTACGGGGTTTGGTACAAACTTTTTAACCATGGCTAGCGCATCCTTAACAGTCGGACAAGTGTTACCGGTTAAATTTACAACAAGTGGATCATTACCAACAACTGTACCTCAAATTATCGCAGGCGTGACATATTTCATCAATCCACTTTCTGCTACGACCTTTGAAGTTTATGCAAATTCGTACGATGCTAAATTTAGAAACCCATTTACAAGATTTACTATAAATAGTGCGGGTACTTCTAGCAATACAGTCATTCAAAATACCTGGGCAATCAATTTAACAAAATTTAAAAACGTTCCTGTTTATGATTTCAATAGTGCGACAACATCCTATGATGCGCTGACTTTCACCCCCAGCGCTGTCAATGGTGCTGCGGTCACCGTTACAGTCAGCGGGGGCGGCTATGCGCCATTAGATTCCTCTTACGTTGGGGGTGCTTTTATTGGTGGCGGTGGCACAGGTCGAATTACAGCCGTTGCTAGTGTCACTTCTTTTACGATAGCCGTGCAAACGCCATTTGATAGCACATCAGCGATATTGGGAAGCCTTGCGTTCTTAGCGGAACCTGCCTGGAGCAATTTACGCGGCTGGCCGCAAGTCTGCTCTAGTTATCAAAATCGTGCCTGCTTTGCAAATACAGTCAGTTTGCCTAATGGCTTTTGGGCAAGCACGATCAACGGATACAGTGATTTTGGTGACTTGACGGGGGATGACGATGATGCAATCTCTTGGTACCCAAGCAGTAATAATGTTAATTTTATTCGTTTTATTGTACCTTATCGTTCGCTGACGGTTCATACGAATACAGGTATCTATTCGAGTCCATTGTCGGATATATCTGCTATTACGCCGAGTAACTTTACGCTGCAATTACAGGATTCAACCCCTGCGGATGTATTGTTACCACAGGCAATCGACAATCAGGTTGTTGTCTTATCGGGTGATGACGCGCATCAAATGATTTGGGACGGTATCAATAACGCTTATACGTCTGATATTGTTTCAGTTATTAGCGAACAAACAATTCGCAACCCGGTAGATGAAACGCCTTTTGCTGATCTTAGACGTGCCGGAAGCCGTTACATATTCATTATCAATGCCAATGGTTCTATGGCTATTTTCCAAACATTGATATCACAAAATGTATCGGGTTTCACACCTCAAGTCATGGATCAAACCTATGGTAATGCCTCGTTCATTCAATCTGCAAGTAGCTCCGATGGTAGAGCCTGGTTTGTTGTGTCACGAGATATCGCCTCTCCTTTAAGCCCAATTGCGATTACTGGTTTTACTCCAGGGGCTACGAGCACGCTAACTGTGACGGGAAGCAATTTACAAGCGCTAGGCCCTGTACCTATAACATTTACAACAACAGGATCATTGCCGACGAGTATTCCACAAGTAGTGATAAATCAATATTATTGGGCAGTCGGTATTGATGCGAATACGATTGCAGTCTATCTTGATCAAGCTGATGCATTAGCCGATGTAAACAGAATTGAATTTTCAAATGCAGGAACATCAAGCAATGTTATTATTTCATTACTTCAAACCATATTTACATTAGAAGAATTAACTCAAGATACATATCTTGATTGTGCCGTCTATTTTAATAATAATGGCACTCCAGTTGATACGATTACTACAGGTGCTTTATTCAATGCTCAAAACGTTAAGATGGTCGGCGATGGTTTTGGGTTTGAAGCAACCGGGATCAACAATCAAGTGGTATTTGAAGCGCATGGCGTTAGTACTCCTGTCAATGAAGGTTATATCGGCTTCCCAATTATTACGATTATGGAACCTATGCCGTTAACGATTTCAAACGGTAATTCAGCAAAGAACACAACCCTGACCAAACCAAAGCATATTCATAATGTAAGATTCATGTTCAATCAAACAATCGGTGGTACAATTAATGGGGTTCCAATTGCCTTGAATCGCTTTAATCAAGCCAATATAGGTGAGCCACCAATACCTGCGATGGGCGTATTTGAGATGAGTATTATGAAAGGTTGGGACGATTTTAATAATCCTAGTTATACGATTTATCACGATGATCCATTTAATATAGAATTACTTGGCGTGTTTTATTCAGTCGAAATATAAGGAGATATATGCCATTTAGTTTTTTACTCGCATTACAAGCATCTGGAATGGTGATTGATTTCTTTGGAAGTCTCACCCAAAAACGATTAGGTGATATGGCTTATAAAATCCAACAACAGGGAATTGAAGCAAACATCTATCAGACTCGTCTCGAAACTGAAGATGCTAGCCTACAAGCCATGCAACAACTTAGAAAGAACATGGGTACTCAAATGGCTGTAATGGCTGCACGTGGCACCAGCACAGCGGCCGGAAGTGCATTAGCCATATCTAATGAAGGGCTTAGTAACTTCAACACTGACGAACGTATGCGCCGCTTAAATCAATTAGGTCGTGAGAATGAATTACGTGCAGGCGGTTCAATTGCTAAATTGAATCAATCAGCCCAAAACTCGAAACTTTGGCAGAGTTTTGCTTCTCGTACATTGAATCGATTCCCAACCAGCCCATACGGTTTTGGTGGCAAGAGTAGCAATCCAAATAGAAGCTTTGGTTTAACACCAATAGGGGGCTAATGTGGCTGATTTAGAATTCAAACATAATGTCTCACAAATCCCTAGAGGCGATGAAGTACCGGCCCCTTATAAACGTGCTGTAAGCGCCCAGACTTCTAATATTCCAGATTTCCAGGGAACAGTGAACCAATATGCCCAAAATACGAATTGGATGTCTAGCCTAGGGTCAAGAGTCGCTATCCAATCATCAAAAGCGATTGCAGCAAAACTTGGTACAGACTTAGGTAAAAATCCACAAGGTGAACTTGGTCCTTCTTTTACAGACTTTGATAAAGACTTAGAAGAAAGTTATTCTACTCAAGCGCAGCAAACATTGAGCTTACAAGCTCAAAAACTCATTACTAATTCAAATCTCGAACTTGCAGCCGCTCCTCGTATTGATCACGGAATGATAGCTAAGACTAATGCGCAAGTATCTCAAGGTTTGAATAAAATACTTTCATTAGCACCAGATTCAGTCAAAGGAAAACTGGAATATCAATTCGGTTCAACTATGATTGAGCAGAATGCACGTTTAACTGAAAGATTAATACGAGAACAGAAAGAAGATCGAATCAATACCTTTAATTCAGCAATCAAATTAAATAATGAAAATGCATATTCTTTATCAGTTAATGGTATAGGACTAGACAAAGACGGTAATTCAAAACCTGCATTGGAATATGTTAAAGCAACTGAAAAGGCGACTAAATCAGCAATTGCAAATAGAGATATCTCTCCTGTAGATGCATCTAAAATTAATGATAGTAATTGGATAAGTTATTTATCGGGTAAATATGAACGATTAGCCAATGAAGCCGCTGCAAAACATAATCTTCCTGAATTTATGGATTCATTGACTAAGAACCCTAAAGATATTCCTACAAAATACCATGATGCAGTTTATCAAAATGTATTTAAAGCTATTCAAGATCAACAACGATTACGCAATGAAAAAGAACAATACTTATCACAAGAAATGCGTACACGAATAATGGCAGATCCTGGCAGTATTACGGATGCTGAATTTAATGCATATGCTGCTCAAGTTTCACCATTGCTCGCACAAAAAGAAAAGTTTAATTTAATTCAAGCTGTAATGAAAAAACAGAATTCCGATAACTCAATGGCTACTTTAAGCCAACATTGGGATAATCCAACTGTAGTTGCAAATTCTAGCCCTGAACTTATTAATAAAACATTTAATAAGAAAGTTGAAGATGCAGTAGAACAAAGCGGTAAAATAACAATTCCCATGCGTCCACAAGCTCCTATGAGCAGAGATGATGCAGAAGTTATGGTGGCATCTAATGCAGGTGGACAAATTCCTGTATTTACTAAATCGCTTATCAATAAATTAAAAAGCTCAAATCCAATGAATGTTGAATCAGGCATTCAACAAATTCATCAATTACTACAAAGTAAAAATGGTCAAGCGCTTTCTGGATTGTCAGATCAAGACTGGTCAATGTTTACAGCGGCACAAGCGAATCGTGATTCACCCGATCCAATTAAAGCAAATCAAGATGCGCATAATAGAATTTACAATCAAGATCCTACTATTGAAAAATTAAACAAAGAAAATTTTGCACATATATTATCGAAACAAAATAGTGCTGGAATTTCGAATGATCAATTTGCTTTGCAAAC